AAGCATTATATATGGAAACACTTGGTAGACCTGAGGGAACACCAATGTCTGCTACAGAAGTTGCAGAAAGAATGGCTGATCTATCAAGACAAATAGGATCATCATTTGGTAGATTACAAGCAGAATTTATAACACCATTACTTCGTAGAGTAATTAGGATATTATCTAAACAAGGTAGAATAGATATACCTCAAGTAAATGGTAGAGAAGTAAAAATTATATCTACATCTCCATTATCTCAAGCTCAACATCAACAAGATATTGCAGTAGTAAATAATTTTAATTCTATACTGGCACAAACATTTGGACCACAAATACTTAATATGATTGTCAAACAAGATGAAGTAGCTAGATATATTGCAGATAAATTAGGATTACCAGAAAAGCTAATCCGTGATCCTCAAGAGCAACAAGAATTAATTAACCAGTTGCAAAATATGGCTCAACAGTCTAATATGGCTGCTAATGAGTTGGGAATCCCTAGTCAATCGCCAGAAGGACAGTAAGTCCGAAACACAGGAAATAGATAGAATATTTGCTGCAGTATTTTCTGATCCAGATGGTAAAAAAATATTGGATTATTTCGATAGTATTGTTATGAATATAACTATAAATCCAAGTGCAGATAGTAGAGTACTATGGCATTTGGAAGGGCAAAGATATATGCTGCAACAAATTAAAAATAGAATTAGACGAGGTAAAGAATGGTTGAAGAAGTAGCAACACAAGAAACACAGGAAACAAATACTCAAGAAAGACCTGATTATGTTCCTGAAAAATTTTGGAACAAAGATTTGAATGAAATAAATGTTGAAGAACTTTCAGCAAGTTATAATTCACTAGAAAAAAAATTGGGAGCAAGAACAGATGAATTATCCAAACAAGTACGCGAAGATATTGAAAAAGAAAAAAGAGCTAAAGTACCTGAGAACTACGAAATTACCAAACCTGAATTGGAAGAGGGAGTTGATGTCGATATCAATGCTGATATGCCTTTACTACAATGGTGGCAAAAAACAGCCAAAGATAATGGGCTTACTCAGGAACAATTTAATGAAGGTATTAACGCATTTGTAAACAATGAAGTTAGTGCTTTGCCTAGTGTTGAAGATGAAAAAAAAGCTTTAGGTGATAATGCACAAGCTAGAATAGAAGCTGCTGAACTGTGGTCAAAGAAAAATCTATCTACTGATGCATATGAAACTATGTCAAAAATTGCTAGTAGTGCAAATGGAGTAAAATTAATTGAAGAAATAATGAAATTAAATAAAGATGCTCCAATACCAAATACAGAAACAGCTATTGAAGCAGCTCCAAGTTTATCTGATTTAAGAGCTATGATGAAAGATAAACGATATTGGTTAGATAAAGATCCAGCTTATATAACCAAAGTATCAAATTTATATGAAAAATACTATGGAAACAAGAAAGAGGCTCAGGGTTAAGTGGAGAGATGCTGAGTCACATTCTGAGTGGCTTGATCCTGAAACTGCTAAAAAGTATAAGCCAGCCATCAATTATACTGATGGTTTCTTGTTAATAGAAAATTCAGATGTAATTATTTTATATATGTCATACAATGAAACAGATATTGGTGATACTTGTGTTATTCCAAGAGAAAATGTTGTTGATATTTGTGAATTGAAAATAAGTAAAAAATATGTCAGTAAGGTCTCAATAGACCACTAAGGCCCTAGATTTGCCTGTAAAGATAACAAATCAAACCCCTGTGTGACAATCTAGGTAACAAATAAGCAAACACGGAGGTTTAAATGTCTGCTCAAATTACTAATGCTTTTATTACTCAGTTTGAGGCTGAAGTACATATGGCATACCAAAGAATGGGTAGTAAGTTCAAAGACCTAGTGCGTACTGTAAACGGTGTTAGTGGTGAATCTGTAAAATTCCAAAAAGTTGGAACAGGTGAAGCTACTACAAAAGCAAGACACGCTGAGATTGTTGCTATGAACATTTCACACTCAAATGTGACTGCAACTCTATCAGATTTCTATGCGTCTGATTACGTAGACAAACTAGATGAACTGAAAACCAATATTGACGAAAGAAGCGTAATTGCAAATAATGCAGCTTATGCTCTTGGTCGTAAGACTGACAGTATCATTACTGATGCAATGGCATCTGCAACTACTGTTGCAAACAATGCTGGTGCAAATGGTACTACATCTTTAGCTACTGACATGAATGTCGATAAGTTTAAAGATATGCAAGCGTTATTCGGTACAAATTCTGTGCCAGATGACAACCAAAGATATTGGGCAATCGGTCCAAAGCAATGGTCTGACTTACTAGCTGATGATCAATGGACTAGAAGTGAGTACTTAGGAAACTCAGAATTACCTTATGCTGGTATGAACTACACAGCTAAGAGATTCTTAGGTTTCTTAACATTCGTTTTCTCAGGTCTAGATACATCAGGATCAACTGATAGACACACAGTTTGTTGGCACAAGTCATCAATGGGTCTAGGTATTGGATCAGAAGTTAGAACAGAAGTTAACTATATACCTGAAAAAGTCTCTCACTTAATGACTTCATACTTAAGTATGGGATCAATACTGATTGACGATAACGGTATCAGAGTACAGAAGTGTGCGGAATAGGAGATAGATATGGCATACGCTTTAGCAAACCCTATTAAAAAAATCTCTCAAATGGGAGATACCAACAGCATGTGGTACTACGCTGATGGCGACGCAATAGGTACAATAGATGACAACGAGTACTTTTTACTATCTACAACTGAATTAACAGCTGGAGATGTAATCATAGTAAACAGTGGTGGCTCGAATGGTGTAGTAGATATGTTAATCGTAACTACAGCAAGCGCTACTCAAGTTAGAACTGCTTTACTTTCATAATTACTAACTTAGGTGGGGGTTTTTACCCCCACTAGACATAAACAATGGCAGTAACAAAAGTAGATATAGCTTCAAGAGCATTAATAATGATAGGTGCAAATCCTATTTCATCATTTACAGATGGAACAACAGAAGCATTAACAACAAATACAATATACGAAGAAATAGTAGAATCTACTCTAGTAAGATCAAACTGGAGATTTGCTACAGGACAAAAACAATTATCATTACTAGCTGATGCACCTACTGGCAGATATGAATATGCATATCAAATACCAGCTAATCCTCAATGTTTAAAAATTATAGCAATCACTTGTAATGATGCATTACTACAATATCAAAGATATGAAGATAAAGTTTATTTAAATGGTTTTGGTCAAAACAGTACAGTAATAATGGATTATATTTTTAGACAGAATGAGGATCATTTCCCACCTCATTTTCGTTTAGCTATAGAATATAAACTAGCTAGTATCTTTGCTGGTAGTATAGCAAGAGATGCAGCTATGGTTAGAGAGTTTGACCAACTTTCTGAAAGACAATTACTTATAGCTAAAAATACTGACTCACAGGAAACTACAACGAAAAGACTGTCTACTGAAAGATTTATTACTGATAGGAGAAGCAGTCGTAGTGGACTTGTTCAGTCATAATGCCAAGAAAAGTAAGACAGGTATATACGAATTTTTCGTCAGGAGAAATTAATAATCTTCTCAATGCAAGAACAGATGCTAAAGCATATTTTGAAGGTGGTAAACAAGTAAGAAACTGGTATCTTCTTGATGAAGGTGGAGTTATGCGTAGACCAGCTACAGAATTTATGGCTACTCTACCAGCAGAATGTAGAATAATTCCATTTATATTTTCTAATGATGAAGTAGCTTTATTTGTTTTATCTAATAATAGATTAGATGTTTACAATTCTAGTGGAACAGCAATACAAAGTAACATTACAAGTAATTGTAACTGGACACTTGCACAACTATTTGAACTTAATTTTGCCCAATTTGGTGATACAGTTTTTGTTACAAATAGAAATAATGAGCCAAGAGTTATTAAAAGAACTTCAGCTAGTACATTTACTGTAACTGCATTTGCATTTGAAGAAGATGATACAGTAACAGTAGGTGGTATAAATAAAACTACACAACCATTTTTTAAATATGCAGACAGTGCAATAACAGTAACACCAGCAGCAACAAGTGGTACTGGAGTAACTTTGACTGCTAGTGCTGATACTTTTGTATCAGGTCATAACGGAACATATCTTACAATAGGTGGTAAGCAAGTTAAGATTACTGGGTTTACAAGTGCAACACAAGTTACAATAACAATACTAGAAACACTTGCTAGTACAAGTGCAGA